AATAACCGGCCGACCGACTGCCGCACTGTTATAGAGAACATGACCATATCCGTCACCGCCGGCTTTTACTTGCCAGATAAATTTTGCTTCCCGCATTTTTTCGGCAACACCTTCCTCACCATTGGCAACACCATCTCGACAACTGCCGCCAAAACTCCTGAATTTCCAGTCCGGCATTTTTTCCTCTAATCCTGTAAAAAGCGACCAATCATTTTTATAAATATCGGCAGTATTCAAACAGTTAATAAAAGAGTAAATATTGTGTAACGGGCTACCGAATTTATCTGGCGGGGTAGGATAGAAAATGCTGGTGTCAAACTCTTGGTGGTACTCGATAAAATGTATATTTTCCGGAACGCCGGCAATTTTGGCAGAGGCCATAATATTTGGCGCCGTACCGGCTTCTATCGGCCAAGCATTACCAATCTGATAAATAAACTTCGGGTGATTTGGGTGTTCTCGGCAGAGCCTTTTAAAACTCTCGATATGCTCCGGAATTGATGCAATGACTATATCAATATCCTTTGCAAAAAATTGTTCCGGTGTTAATGCTTTTTGCCAATAAGTATGTTCCGGTTCGTAGATCTCGTAGTGATTATTTTTTAATCTATTGCCATCTTTAATTCCTAAATACTGCGCTACAGTTGAAGGGTGATTATTGTAAATTTCGGCCATTTTCCAATAGCCTTTTTCAAGCCAGTCTTCACCAACTGGACGATATATTTTACCCCCTAAACGCTTTTCAAAAAGCAGTCTTAAAGAGTTAAAAAGCCCGAAATGATGAAGATCTGAAAAGACATTATATTGCATCAATCCCCTACTCTACCCTATCGACTCCCCTACTGTCTTTTTGAGGCTAGTTGACCTCTCCCCTATCGCCTCTTTATTCTCTTTGGGTACATTTATTATCCTTTGGAAGAGGCTTTCAAAACGTGGATCTAATGGCACTTTTACTTCAAAACATGCCTTCATATATTCTTTAAATTCTTCCGGATTATGGTTAGGTGATACCCCATCGTAAACAAGCCGCATATTATGGGAAAGTCCGGCCAAATGATTATAAGTTTTGGGATCAATTTTGGCTGTCAAAAATTGTTTATTTTCTATATCTTGCTGGAAAACTCCGAAATGATCCAGTTCATTTGGTACTATGCCAAAGTCCATTCTTGTTTGGTTAATTGCAAAACGCTGGGCAAAAATACAACAAGGATGCATTCGGATATTTTCATAAGCCGCTATTATTAAAGTCTTTTTATTTTCTTCTAAAATTTTATCTATATTTTCCCAAAAGCCTTTTTTAATAATAAAATCCTGTTCTGTAAACCAAACCCATTCTGCATCCGAATATTCAAGAGCTATATTAACGGCGGCATCCCGCCAATCTTGACCTGTTTTTGGTACTGTTTCCAAAAAAATAACATCATCAAGCATTACTTTTTTTATAAATTCTATATAATTTTCACCAAGAAATGATTGAGTAAATGCAACAATTATTTTGGAAAATTTATCACGATTATCTCTTACAAATTGGCGCCAAAGAGGATAATCATAATTGTTAGGCCAGCTAATAATAATATCTGGTTTTATCATAATCCAACGGTTCTATAAATATATTTTCTATGATCTATTGATTTTCGACTTAACCTATATTGTATTATAATTCTTTCGATTGCCTGATGATAGAGGCGCCTAAATTCTGCTATTTTAGAAGGATTGCTTGCATCAAAAAATAAAGACCAAAAACAAACTCTTCGTTCCCATTCACCTTTTTCCATTTCAGTTTTGCACCATTCCGGATTTAAAACTGCCCCTTCTGATTTTGGCGGATCTATTTGTCTTCTTGCCAAAGACCGGCCTTGATTATCCATTAAAACCCCGCTAATCCCGCTTGATAAACTACCTACATGAGTCCAAGCCGCCTTACCATCAAATAACGAAGTATGGTCAATAAAATGCTGGGGGTCATCTGGATGGCCGTGATATTGATTTAAATAAGCAATTCTACCGCTAGGTACAAGCCTCCGAAGTTGCAGGCTGGTATTTACAAAAGTATCAGAAGTACAAATATCTTCTTGGATTATGTAATTATCCAAGGCTTCAATAATATCGCCTTTGAGCCATGTCTTACCACAAAAATTCCTATCGGTTGCCAAAAGCAATTCTTTTCGAATAAAAAAGCAATTTGGCCAGAAATTGCATCCTTGGTCGCCATAACCTTCATAATCTATGCCCCAGACCTCTTTTGCGCGCTTTAGAATCTCCATACTGCAAGAAGCACGTTTGGAACCTACGATGTCATATTCGCCACTCTCAATGAGAGTAAAGGCCTTGTTGACTATATCTGTTTTGAAAATAAAACTATCATCTTCAAGAAGTACTACAAGATCTTCTTTGACAAAATTAAGCGTTTGATTAATTATCTCGCCATGATCTATCTGGCTATGGTTGAGAATCCAATCGATTTTTGGTCGTGCCTCACAAAGTTCGATAATATAATCGTTAACTTCTTTTTCAATAGGGGAATTTATATAAATATATAATTTGTCAATTTCCTCACCCCAAACATTGTCAAAGAATTTAAGCCAATAATTTAATAAGAACGGGTCGGCAGGATAGGGTAATATTGCGGCTCGGCTTCTCATTGCCATAATAAATCTCCAATCATTTGCATTTGATTTTCTATATCCCTATGTTGGATCCTGAAAATTTCTTTAACTTTTTCGATTGCATTTAAATATTCATTGGCGAAATTAGGAATAATTTGTTTTAAATCTAATGAACTTTTATAGGCAAAACACCACCAAGATACCCGCCGGATCATTTCATGTCTTATATCGTCGCTAAATTTAAGTTCACCAAAATCACCGACTATAAAACCCATGATCGATGAAAGATTATTAACGTGGATCCAAAAATTAATATCTAAATATCTGAAAGCATCAATAGTAACCATAAGAGTTTGGGCTACATAACTGAATTTTGCATTATATTTCCGCAATTTAAAAATCGTTTCAACTAAAATATCCAAATTGGCATCTTCCGGTAATTTATAATTATCAAGCCATTCAATTTTTGTTCCTTTTTTCCAACTTATAGGTGCAAACTGGGGTTTAGCTAAAGACCACATTTTCCAATTCCCAAAAAGGAAATTTTGCCAAAGTGATAAACCCCGCTCCAAAAGAAATCTATTATGTATATTAAATTGCTCGGCTAAATCATTTGAAAGAAAAGAAGTATAATCCTGCATTGGTGTTCCAATAACATCAACAATGCCAATTTCTAATTTTCTAAATTGCCGGTCAAGTTCGCCAGATTTAAAAATAAAAGCATCTTCTTGGACAAATGCAAAATAATTCTCTTGGCAGGCATTAAATACTTTTTCAAAATTAGTAGCCATTCCTCGATCATCGTTATAAATAATCTTGAATTTTTTATCTTCGGCTAAAGTATCAAAATATTTTGCGGTTTCGCCAAAAAGAGGCTCATTATGGGAATCTATGGAAATATAGATTTTATCGACTTCTTTTATCCAATAATGATGGCAAAGTTTATACCAGAGATTTATTAAGAATGGATCACCAATTGATGGCACTAAAACGGCTCTACTCATAAATCTAACGGTTATTTATTTTGTCTATTTCCGTATTCTCCGGCCATTCGCGCTCTTACGGATGCTTCCGCTTTTTCTTTGGTATCAGAATAGCCGACTATTTTACCGGTCTGTTTATTTTTGATCGCCCAAACACCCTCAACAACTTTTATTACTTCGTATGGCATATTACCAAATATAATCCTCTTCTGCGGTTTTATAAAATCCGGTAAGTCCTCTTGGAGTCTTGAAGTGGAATGGTCTGAATTGTTCAATAACAAGTTTTCTCATTTCTTCCGGTATTGCACCCCAAGGCCAATGTGGATCTTCCGGATGGTCTGGATTATGGGAATTTTGTCCCATATGCCGGTGCAAATCATGGATAAATAAAAACCCGCCCCTTGCCAGATAGCCGCTAAAACGAACCATCTCGCGGAAGCGGGTTTGCGGTTCCGTATCTAAAAATATTAATTGATAAATATCTTTGTTGCCAAGACCAAAATTAATAGGCTCAAAATTTTTAACATCACCAAATCTAATATTAACTCTATTCATTAATTCAAGTTTTTGGATTCTTTTAATTGCTTGTTCCTGAAGTTCTAATAAGAATTCAATTGTATCAAGCGTTCCAAAATTATTATCCTTTAAAGCCATGCCCATATAGGCCGCACCGACTCCAATATGAGTACCAGTTTCCAAAACCCGATTTGGTTTTAAAAGTCGAATTAAAGAGTAAAGGAATTCGCCGACTTCGCATTCTACACCGGCATCATTAAAAGAAGAAAATCCGCCTTTTTGCGGATCGTATGGTTCATTCCAAAAACCTTCATTGTGGCGTTCTAGGGTCGGATCTAAAGCTATTAGCCGATCCGTAATGTTCATGGATTAGGCACCTGCATTTCTTCAAATAATTCTATTCTAAGTCCTCGGAAAAAAGAAGGTTTGGTTATACTTTGGGGTACATTCGGCGCACCGGTCACTTCACAAATATCGCAAAAACCATTTTCCCATACCGGATTCAAATTCGCTTCCGGTTCTTTACAATACTGGATAGAATGAATTTTACAGATCTTTTTAATAATCCGCCCATATAGAGATTTCATTTTAGACTTAAAAAGTTTGCCCACTTTGATTTTACCAGATTCTTATTAAAAAGTTTTATTGCTGTTTCACGCCCTGCCTGTCCAATCCTTTTTGCTGATTCGTAATTGTCTAATAAATAACGGATTCCCTGACGCAATTCACCAATATCATCACTAATAAAACCATTGAGTCCATTTGTAATTATTTCTGGTATTTGATAAAAATCCAATTTTTCAGTATTTGGTACTTCCTCTGCCAATTTCTTACCAATTGCCACAACTGGAATCCCAATCATCATAGCCTCGATTATTGAAAGAGTATAGGGTGCCGGCCAAGTTCCTGCATAAATAAAAACTCTAGCTTTGCGCATTTTATCTTTCAAAAGTTCAAAAGGTAATTCGCCACCATTTAATTTGCCAAGATCTTCATTGCCGGTTCCATAAACTTTGAAATTAAAACCTTCACCTATACGCATCACTTCGTCATAATGACAGAAATAACGGCGGCCAAGAAGAGTTTGGGTAAAATTAACTACTTCATCACTATCGCCAATCCAACCATTATATTCGTCCGGATCCTTATAAAATTGAATTATGGCATCTGTACCAGCGAAATTAGGTAGTTTTTTTTCTTTAAGGCTATAGCGCACTATTTGTAATCCTTCATCTTTTAGGGGCTTTAGACGGCTCTCAAGACTCGGTGTAGATTGCCCAATTGAACGCCAGATAATCCTTTTATGCTTGATTTTTGGCCAATTACTAAATAATGCTTCCGGCAAATGCATTATCATAATGGCATCAAATGGATCTATAAGTTTCTCCGGCAAATCTGTTTTTGGGTAGATTGCCGCAAGTTCACTGAATTGTTCAAAAAATGGGGCGCCTTCAACGGCAGGGCGGGGTAGAGTATAGGCACCTTTTGGATCCCGATAAGCGCCATTTGAAAATACTTCTACACCCATCTCTGTGAAGAGTTTTAGTTCATCATATTCCAAAACACTATGGCAACTTACATAATGGATTCTCATTAGTCGAGATTAATAAAACTATTTTGGATCTCTTGCAATCTTTGATACATTTTACCGCCAATTATTTTAAAGCTGAAATTCTCAATTACTTTTTTTCTGCCGGCCAATCCCATTTCTTTTGCCAAATTTCTATTATTAAAAACCCAACGCATTGCTTCTCTTGCTTCCGGAATTTTAACATCACCCCATTTTTGATCTCTGGTATACCATTGTTGGTTCCGGCTATTTTCTACAATTTGAATCATCTCATAAGGCAAAAGCAAGGCTTCTTTATTATTTTCCAAATATTCATGGATTCCACCAAGATTAGTCGAAATTATTGGATTGCCCATTAAGAGTGCTTCCATTTGTGGAATACCCCACCCCTCGCCCCGATGGGTTGAAACAAAACAATCAAAAGTTGCATGGAATCTATAGATCTGATTTCTATCCATAAGATTCCGATATAAATAGACCGGTGCATATTTATTTAAAGCCAATCTTTTTTTGATTCTTTTAATATTTTGATTCAATTCCTCTTTTTTATTAGGTGTGAAATTATCGACATAAGTTTTAATTGTAAGACTTACATGCTCATCATTTTCAAATTCCAGCCAGAATGCTTCCAAAAGAGCCATCGGGTTTTTGCGTTCTGTCCATTCAAATATCGAGTAGAATTTGAAATCATCTTTATTCGGTATAGCATAAGGTTTAAAATCATCACGGGTTACTCCGGTATCAATTGCTTCCGGAATTATATAAATCGGTTTAGTAACACCGGCATTTTTAATTGCTTGTTCATTGAATTTAGCACCAGTCCAGATCTCATCACATTTCTGAACATTAAGTGCAAAATCCAAGGGTAATTTATCAGTTTCCCAAAAAACACGGCCTATATGGTATTTGCCCTCTTCAAAAAATTGGCCATAAACATTCGGGGTAGTATGCAGGATTTTGATCTTATAGCCAATTGGCTTATTTTCCAAAGCCAAGGCTATTTCGCCAAGCCTTCCAAAATCTGCAATTTCTAAACAATAAGAGGGGATTTCTGTAGTTAAGTTTATATCGGTCTGAACTAAAGCACCTATATCATGCCTTGCCGCTTCGCCGTATCCGGAATAGTCGCGGGCTGTACCGCAATACTTTAATTTCATAATCTAACGGTTTTTTAGATTTCGCTCTCAATTGGCTGATTGATCTTGGCCAATTCTTCTTTACTGGTTATCTTGATCCAATTCTCCGGTTTATAACTGCAAACTGCACCACAATTTCCGCAATTTATACTTTTAAAATTATAAGGTTCAGAGGCATAAGTGGCACGGCCAGTACAGGCATCGCAAAAATAACGCCATAAAAGTTTGACCGGTTTTGTGATGTTTTCAGTTTCTAATTTTTCTTTAATTTTAACCATTTTATTCACCCCCACCTTCTATATTACCTCAAGTGTCAGAGAATTTCTAAGCGGCCGGTCTATTATTTCTTTCATCATATATTCATCGATAATTTCTTTTAGGGCTTTGGCTGTTTTTTCGTATGTCCAATTCTGGACATATTTAGCGGCTTTTTCACCCATTTTGAATGCTTCATCTTGATGTTCATAGATCCAGCGCATTTGGCGTTTTAAATCTTTCATATCACATACGATCATTTTGCCAACATCAACACCTTTATACCGGCTATAGAGGGCAGGGCAGTTGCCCTCTATTTTTACTTCATACATATAATTTTTATTAAAATATTCAGTTATTCCATGAGCATTAGGGACTATCGCCGGCATTCCAGTTGCCATTGCTTCAAGTGGCGGAATCCCAAAACCTTCACCCCGACTTGGAAAAACAAAGCAATCCGATCTATTACAAATTTCCACAAGTTCTTCATTATCAGTTTCGCCGGCAATTACTTCAATATTCGGATACATTTCTTTACGAATCTGTAATGGCGGATGTTCAAGTACTGTTTTGAAAATCATTTTTACCGGTTCCGTTTTATCAAATTCTTCTATAAATGCCTGCAAAACTTCGGTGAATCCTTTGCGAATATTGAAAGCGTTATAATGCAAAAAGGTGAATACTTCATGTTTTTGGGCTTTATTATGGCGTTTTACAAATTTAAAGAGTTTATGGTCATAACCTAAAGGCACTACCGTTGTTTTAAACCCCGATTTTTCAAATATTGATGAACACCACTTGCTAGGTACAATAATCAAGTCTGCGGCCTCTAAATAGTCATGCCAATCATCGGGTATTTTATCGGATTCAAACATTGTAAAAATTAACCGAAAAGGGGATTCGATACTCAAAATCGAATAGGGGTTATGAAATAAAAGCGCTATTTTTTGTCCCCGATTTGCTGTAGAAACATTAATACCAAGATTTTTTAATTCTTCGATAAGTGCCAAACTGGCATTACTATAACCATCCTTTTTTGTCTGGGAAACTGTAGCAAAATAAACACCCTTTTGATTATCTTCTTTTTCTGATTGTGGATTGCGCATACCTGCGATGATCCGCATCCGTTCGTTTATATAATCTTGTTCTTGTTTTAGGGTAGGTTTAACAAATCCTTCTGTATTGAGGAAGCGTTCATATTCTTTTTTATCATCGATAGCAACAACTCTGCCAAAAGGATTAATAAGATAATAAGACATTTTTCTAACGGTCTTTATTTACGATAGCAAAAAGGGCTTGGCCAGTCAAACGTCGTGGTCAAACCCTTTTGCATCGAGCGAACCGTTAGATTAGAAGCTCTCGACCTCTACGACTCTCCTCTGATCGAGGATAGCAACGCCGTAAAGCAAATCAAGAGTCAATTGATGCGCACCGAGATCTCCGTTATACCAAAAGAGTGTTCTTAGGGCAACGGAATTCGTCGGGTCATTAATTACAGACGAAAGTACACCGGTACCTGCGGCCGGCCTTGGTAGCGGCCTCGTGGCCAGTATAAAGGCATCGCGGGTATAGGCCAAATTGTGGTAAGCAACTGGCGATCCGGAAGTCGGAATCAACTGTGATTCATGTGTTTCAAGTCCATAAGTACGGATTACTTGAGCGTCTTGAATCGTTTGTCCGGTACCTCTTGCATCGTATCTCGAATATTTATCCGTTCCCAAAAGATCATTATAAATAGTGCTATCAACGTAAAAATATCGTTGTTCTAGCTTCGGTACCTTTTGGGTCGTAAAAAAACTTCGGATTGCGAGCATGGAAGCATCAATTGTCGTTGCACTTGTACGACTCCAAGTAATAGTATTTGAAATCGAAGGGTGCAAAGCCAAAAGTGAACTTTCAACTGCTTCCGCCAATGCTATAGCGCCATCATTGGCATATTTCATTTGGGTATCTTGATTTTCAAGAACCTTGGTAACATCGTCGATCGTAAATGTAACTTCTTTATGCTGATTGAGTGTTACATAAACATCGGTACCAGTCGGATTTTGCTTGGTGAAATTGCTACCGGCAGTTTTATCATTTGCTGTAACTGCACCGGTCTTGCCAACTCGAATAACCTCACCAAAAGTTGCAGTAACATAATCACTATCCCTTGCAACCGTTTTAGCAAGATCCAAATATGCCGGAAAGCGCTGTAGACATTTTTGGGCAATAATTGTAGGTATAAATACCGCATTAGTGGTATTATTCAAAACATTTTCGGTCATATATTTTCACCCCCTCTCTTTTTAGGGTTAAACTTATTTAATTTGGGAAATAGGGGAATCTAATTTGTGCTTAGAGGATTACATTGGCAGATCTTGTTCAATCAAACCAGCTTTCATGGCCGCTTGTATTTCCTGTTCATGTTCCTTGAAGAATACCGGATCTTGAATTTCTGAATGTTTAAATCTTCTTGGGGCATTCTTGCCATCACCGGAAGGGTTTGTACCCGATCCTATATTGGTAGTCTGGCCAGTTCCTTTCAAAAAGGATTTCGCTTCCAGAAGTCCATTTACCGCTTCCTCAACGCCGGTCACTGTACCGTCGTCATTTACTTTAATATTGGAACGGTCAATCAGCTTTGTAACTGCCTCTAAGTCGACTGCGCCTACTTTGGCCGCTATTTGCTGAATTTGATTATCGATTTGGGCTGTTTGGAGTTTTAATTCGGCCGCTTTCCGTTTTTCCTCTTCTTGTTTTGCGAGGGTTTCGAACTCACCTTTTTTCTTGAGTTCTTCGGCTTTGCGGGTTTCTTCAGCCTTCTCGTATTCATCGGCCTTTTTAGCACGATCGTTTAGATTCTTAAAGCGTGGGTGCTTCCAAACTCTAGGGTCGTCAAAGACTTTTTCAAAATCTTCATCGCCTACTTTGGAAGGATCAAACGCTTCTGGCTGTCCAGTGACAGTTTTTTTGTTCGGGTCAGTCCCGCTCTGGTCGCCACCCTCTTTTTTAAGGTTCGGATCTCCGGTGCCATCCTCACTTTTATTTTTAGTTTGGTCGTCGGCACCTTCGGTACCTTTATTTTCTTCTGGCATTTTGTTTGATTCGTTTTTTTAAGTGGTAAGCCCACCCAACAAACGCCTATCTATTCGAGTATAGATAAAGACCTTTAATTTGTCAAATGTTTGTAATATCTGCCTCTTCCGGAGAGAGCGTTTCGGTTTCCGGATCATAAGCTCTGGTTTTATTGGCAAGGGAAGGGGTTAGAGCATTTAGAGCATGCCGGCAATTAGGGTGAAAGAGTCCATCTGCTTCAGCCGTATCAACTGTTTCATAACCATCGGTCTGACCGGTAATTGATAAAATTTTTCCTTCCCAATCAGCACAAATAGGACAAGATCCGCTATGTTCTGAAACTTGCACCAGATCATAATCATTTTCGGCAAGCCTATTTAAAAGACCCCTATTTCTGGCTTCTACGGCTTTACTGCGAAAAAGCATTTCCGAGTACCTATCCAAAGTCCAAGTATGACCGCCTTTATCAATCAAAGCATCCAATCCTTGTTCATGCAAAACACCTTTTATGGTTAATTTAACTTCCCGAAGTGCCGCACCGGATATTTGGCCGGTTGCAATTTTTTGGGTTAATTGCTCCCTAACTGCCTTACCTAAAAGTTGAGTTGCACTTCTGCTAACACCGGTTAATGATTCACCGAAGGCCTTGGCCGTATCGTCTACTAAGGCGTTTATTGCCTGCAAATGAATTTTATTAAAACCGGTTTGAATTTGAATCGGAGCATCAATATTTTTAAGCTGTTTTATTCCTTCGGCCGCACCGTCTTTATAATAGACCGGCATTTCCTTTTCCAGAAACTTACTAAGATCTTGACCTGTTTCTTCCAAAATGGCTTCAATTTGAGCAAGGATGGCTTTCCTATTAGCCACTCCAAAATCAGTGGCTGTAGTAATTTCGGAAACTATATCAGAATAAGCACCTTGCAGAATAGTAGTTAATTTAGCGAGATTTTTTGGATCTATTTCGACTTGTTTTGGGTACATACATATTATTTCATTGGCATATTAGGCATTTGGCCTTTGCCAATTATAGGTTTGGGCGTATTGCCGGTAGCGCCACCATTAGTGGTGCCACCGCCATCACCACCAAAATTTGCTTTTGGTAGTTCGACTTTAGGTTTTTCTTTTTCAATTTCTGCCAATTTTTCCTCAGCGGCCTTTTCATCAATCTGGTCTATATTCATAACTGCATCCTTTTTACTTTGAATACCGGCATCGATCTTTTTGGTTTCGACATCTGCTTGTTCTACTTCATCAACCGGCAAACCATCCTGCCATTTTAATTCCGGTTTTTCCGGATTACCCTGTAGGGTTTTACCATCCACTTTTAGGTTATGAACTTTGGCAAATATTTGGGCAATATAAATAACTTCTTTAATTGCCATATCATAATAGAGTTTTTTACGGGCAATTTTAGAGATAGTCCGCATTAATTTAAATTTTAACGCTCTTCCGGAATCACTTTGGCCTTTACCCATTCCAATCAGATCTGGTGAGATCTCGCCGGATAAATAAAGGAATTCAACCAGTTTTTCAATTTGTCTAAAAGCATTTTCCAATGAGGCATCCCAGACTATATATTCCGGCTTTTGATTTTCGCCTTCAACAATTTCAATGACTCCAAGCTGGCCTTTTTTGACTCGGCCTTTTTCATCAAGAACACCTTGCGGCACCATCAATATCGGATCAGAGTGTTTGTCTAAAATATTATCGTTTTTGGTCATTCGATTATTAATTGCAAAAAATAGGGAATCCAAATCATAATAATCGGAGATCCCAAAATAGCGGTTTCCGGTTTTCCAATTAGGAATATGAACAATTAATGATTCATTTATTCCGGTCGGCACCATATCAGCCAGATCCGGTAAATCCAAAATTTCAAGAGGCTCTTTTCCCATTATTTTAGTGCCCTCCATTAACCAAACTTCATTGGTAATTAAACCTTGGGTATGTACTTCTTTTCGAAGATAGGTTCTATCGCCTTTTTTAAATGTCCAAGCCAATTCTTTTTCATTTGGTTCTTCCCGAACATTGAAACCATTTATTTTAGGAAAATAGATTGAGGGCGTAATATCCTCAATTATTACCGTTGAGTCAGTATCATAAGGGCGCCGTTTGCCCGCCCTTATTTTAAAGATTGCATCACCACAATAAGAATTTGACAATGCCGATTCATAACATTGCACATCCATTTTATTTTCCCGCCACAACGCATCAATCCATTTCTGATCGCCTTCCGGCATTTTGACAGTTAGAGGTTCACCAAAAAGCATATCGGCACAAATCTTGGAAATAAGGCCGGCAAAATTGACCATTACATAACGGAGTTTTGCATGGGCGCGGTTATAATATTGATCTGAAATCCGGATATTAAAAGCACTAAAATGATTTCCCATGAAAAGCCGGCCGAAATATTCATATTCCGTCAACCGGCCTTGATCTTGATAATAGGGGAAAATCGTATCGTCTTTTTTGGATGCGTCAACTTGGGTCTGTAAATTCTGGCCTACTGTAACGCCCTGCGGTGGTTGTACTTTTTCCCATTCCTCTCTTTGGGATTCTTGGCTGTCTGCCATCTTAAATTTAGTATAGCATTTTTACTCGCCTTGCAAACATGATTAAAATCCGACTGGTTTTTGTGCAAAGATCCTCGGTCGTTGTCTTGCCAATTTTACCATTTGGATCGCAATGAAATCTGCAAATAAACTATCATCATGTTTCCCATCGGCATGTTCCCTTTTACCATTATCTTTTTTGACAAAAGTTTTCATCTCACCAATTGTTTTTTTCGACCGGATTTTGAGATGGCCTTCCTCAAACATTATTATAAATTCATCAATCATTACATCGCGGGTTTTGCTGTTTGTATTCCAGCCTAATTTTTTTGTCCGTTTGAAAGTCCGTTCATCGATCTTTGTTTCGAAGAAATAATTATCATAAATTTTGGAGAGCATAAGGATGGTGGTCAGCATATTATTTTCGACACCGACAAATGCTTTATTGTAAAACTCGGCAATATACTTTATTAGGTCTGCCAATTCATCGGGGCGTAATTTGCCATAATATTGCGCCACTTGTTCGGTTGATTCTTTTATCCAAACATTGATTGAGGAAAAATCTGCACCTTCGCCATCAGAAGGATCAACACCGATTACATATTCGATATTTGGAACCGGCAGATCCCAAAACCAGACGCCTTGGGAAAAGAGGAAATGGGCATTCCGAACCATTTCCTCTTTGGCCGGATCGTCAATATCCATTCCCTGTATTTTTAAAGAAATAAAATCTTTGGGCATTGGTTCAGAGGGAATAAGCAGATCCATTTTTGCACCATCGAAAACATTACCGACACCGGATTGAAAAGCCTCAGATAAAGTAAGCGGATATTCTTGTTTAAATAATTGCGAACCGGTTAAACCAATGCCACCTTTTTCTCTTGCCAATTCACGCATTTTCCATTGGCGCCAAAGTAATTGGCCATCAGTAACTTCCATTCCAAATTGTTCTTTTCCAATTTTTCTAATCTCTGATTCTTCCGGAGTATATTTATCTAAAATTCCTTGCAAGGTATATTCTGGATTTTCGATCCAACCATAAAAATAGCATTTATAATCCATTTCAGTCGGGTGCGGATTATTTAGGGCATCTATATAATCATCATAAAATTCATTGAAACCATTACCGGTTGTTTCTTCGGTGATTGTACCGGTCAATGGAACTGCTTGTTTTGATCCGGTCTTTAATTCTTGATAATTTTTAATATAAGCAATCTCCGTAATATGTAATTTTTGGACAGTTCCGCCCCGAAGGTTGGTCGCTACATAAATTGAGGAATCTAAAATATCACCATCAAAACGATGGGTAAATTCATACATATATTTTGTGTCGGTTTTTGTCCGAGGCACAAGTTGGGGCGGAAGATTTGTATATGCCCTTTTAACAATAGAGAAATATTCTGGAAGTTTTTTTTGTTCATGGGCAATAATTCCACAAGTCATACCACAAACCCAAAGGGCTTCGTCTAACAAATCAATAGCATGCAAAGTGGTAAATCCGAATTGTCGAGGTTTAACCAGCCTATTGTACCGGTGGATCCCCTTCTGGGCTAGGTACTTGAGTTGGGGTTGATTCGGTTTGAATGTTATTATCTTCCCCTGTTTGTTCTTGATTTTGTATAGGTGCGTTAGTCGCCACCATTTGTCCTTTAGCCTGTTGTCCAACATTTTCGTAATCGCTCGCTTCTATAGTATCTAATATTTTACCAATATCTTCATCTTTTGCCTCGGCAGTTTCAAATCTGGTCACAAAAAATGGTTGAGCAGTCCGGTGTTTTTCGCTCATATGTTTCAAGATGTCTATTTCTTCTCTGGTCAAAACATCCTGTCTTTTTGCTTTTTCTAAAATTCTTTCAGTTTCTTTTGCCAATGCCTCATTTATATCTTCACCAAAACTTGCGCGGTAGGCATTAACTTTTTGACAAAACCAATCATTTAGGTTGTACTTTCGAGAAATCGCTTTATAGTGATATTCAAGTCCAGCCTTTATACAAGCCCGATATAAACTACAAGCTAATTCTAGGTGCGGCTTAAGGTCTTTTAACCATTCTTGGTATTGCCCATCGGAATATTCCGGCCTACCTGTTTTATTTTTTTGTTCGGTTTTCAAAGGTTCTTTAGCCATTAACTTTCCTTCCTCTTTTTTTGTAATTCTTCCCGCCCGTCATAAGAATGATGCATTATTATTAAATTTCCGTTTTCCTGCATTTTGATTTTTGGTTTACATTTACAAAAAGTATCATTTGTATTATGCGGAATTAAATCATTAACCGGTTCAACATGCCAATTAGCCATTTTTTTCTTCCACTATTCTATAAACGATTTCGAATGGTGTTTGCTCCACTAAAATAAATTTCTTTAGATTCAATCGCATAAACTTTACACCTTTTGGGGAAACTTCCACCTCAAATTCTATTTTTTCTTTGCTATTCGTTGGTGGTATCACCGTGCCTGCGGTTTGTTCGCTCATAAATCAATCATAATATAGATATTTGGGAAAAGCAAAGTTATGGTCTGCCTGCATGTTATTTGCCTGTTGAATTTGCATATAATACTCTGCTTTCCCCTATATTTACATTATGCGGCCGGCTGATCGCCGTTTGCAGGAGCTTCCCCTGTGGGTGCATCTCCGGCAGGCGCGTCGGTTGCAGGTGCATTTTCACCCTCAGCCGGCTGATCGCCGTTTGCAGGAGCTTTGTTTTGATCTTCATCCATAATTTTATTCACCCCCTTTCGATACTTATTTTTTATTGTACCAATTTTTTAATAATAGTCGAAATTATTATCTATATGCGAAGTTAGGATTTTGCAACCTTCTTTTGTAACTTCCAGTTGATGTTCAAAATAGGCACTTGGTTCACTGTCTTTGGTAATTATTGTCCAGCCATCGGGTGCAAGCACTCCTATATCATCAGTCCCGCAAGTCAGCATGATTTCAAGACAAATTTGCTGGCCTTCGACCAATTTTGTATATTTATGAGTCGGTTCGAGTGTGTTATATATAGCAGGTTTTTCATGCATTTCTTTTCCTATGGTATGACCGGCATATTTTCGGTTTACCTTAAATCCACGATCCCAAACCCAACGCTGTATAAAATGCGCTAGATCTTGAGTATCAACACCGGCTCTAATTTCTTTTATAGTTTCAAAGAGAACTTTTTTTGCATAATAAACAAGCCTTGCTTTCTTTTGTTCGACATTACCAATAGGAATAGTGATTGCACCATCGCCACAATTGCCTTCTTTATCTTTGACTCCTAAATCGAAGGTTACAATATCACCATCTATTATCGGAACTTCATTTGGAATACCGTGTGTAATTACGTTATTTATACCTATACAACTGACTCTAGGATATGGAAATTTTGCCCATTCCGGCTTATAGCCTTTATTGATGCTTTTTCCGCCAAACTCTATAATTTTTTTCTCGGCCATTTTATCAATTTCAATAGGACTGATACCACCCTTTTCGGCCATTTTGACCATTGCTTTTAAAACTTCCGATGTTATTTCCCAAGCCTTCATTTTGTATTTTCTCTTTTTCTTGCTTTTGTCATTCTTTGTTGTAATCCGGCAAGTGTCCTATGCAATTCGCCATTATCAAAATGTTTAAAAATTTGATTAAGGCGCCATGCTAAAAGGAAAATACTTATATAGATTCCAATTACAAGAACCAAAATTATTTGTTCAATCATTTAAATTAACACCCCCTGTCCTTGAGCATTAAAATTAATTTCCTCTTCTATCGACATAACATCAAAATCAATATCTTTTTCGGTTTCAACATAAGGTATCGAACCAATCACGTCTTTGACAGCTACAAGGACTTCATCATGGGCAGTTACTTTATTATGATAAGTTCTGACTTTTGCCGGAATCTGAATTTTGCCGTTTAAAAATTCCGCGCCTCTTGCAGTGAGCAACCAATATCCTCGCTTCCATTTGCCATTTATTTTATATTTTGCGGCCAGTCCATGAAATCTAACCTTAGTCCAGTTTTTCCATTCATAAGGTTCAAGTTGATAGGATTTCTTCTGCATATCTTTAATAAGGTGAATTTTATTTTCCCCTTTATCAAAAACTGCCTGCCGGAATTTTATTAAAGCGCGAATAAGTATTGGCGTCAAAGTATGCCAATATGCCTTCATCGAAGCCCCGCAATACGGACATTTCATTGGTTCGCTCATATTTCTATTTCCTCTCTATCCGATCTCTGGCCTGTGTTACGACGATTGCCCGACCAAGCAGTTGAGTTCCATTTAATTGAGATATAGCTTCTTGAGCCGCTTCCGGCGTTTCAAATTCTACAAAACCAAATCCTCTGCTTTTTCCGGATACTTTATCCATAATGACTTTTGCATCTTTTACAATTCCGGCCTGCGCCATATGAACTGATAAATCCTGACTGGTAGCGGTAAAGGCCAGACTTGCCACAAATACTTTATTATTCACCAAATATCACCCCCTAACATTCCATTCAAAGTCGCAATCTAAACAGAAATAAAATGTCGGTGGTTTTTTGACAAAAAATATCAAAGGCAAAAACATTGCATATTTTAAATTTCTAAAAAATCTTCCGATAAAAGTTTCACCGGATCTCCTGATATTGTGACTTCCGCATTTCGGACATTTAACACTAAACATTAAGATTCGCCCCCCAACACTTTTGGATTTTTTTCTTCTTGAATATGTTTTCTTATTATTTCAACCATCTTGCGGATTTTGGGCAATCTATTTTGAACCTCAACTTTTTGTTGTACGGCTTCTTTATCATTCGGGAAGGCAATACAAAGATAAGTATAATAATCCAAATCACATTCATTTCGTACTAGAAAATCAAGTTTTTCATTATAAAGGGCATATAAAACATCTAATTTGGTTATCGGATCCCCTTGATTTTTGGGCTTATTTTTATCCATTTTGCACCACCCTTCCTATCAAATTCCCACCATATTTTTCATAAAGATTATTACTTTCAAAATAATCATGCATTTCAGAGGCTATTGTTTCGATCCAGTTAAAAGAATCATTTAAAAGTCTTTTTGTAATCCAAACAATAGAAACATCAGATTGTTTTTTTGCAGGATTATAACGGTAAATCTCGGTTTTGGTCTATAAATTTATCGATTGCATCGGATTCCGGAGTATAAGTAGTTTTTGAAGTATAAAGCTCTTTGGGTATAAATCGTATTTTGGATTCATCAATTATATATTTAGTACCATAAGCCCGATAAAAAACTTTTATTTTATCTGCCTGAATACTGGAAAATAAAGGATTTAATTTAAGGGCTGTTTCTTCTAATTTTACTTTGGCCGCTTTGATTGCTTCCTCAACTTGTTCTTGAAGTTCCAAAAGTTCTACTAAAATCTCTTCACCTTCCGGCTCCAAGAAGATTTTATCGGATTCCGCTTTTAACTTTTTCAGTTTTTCTATATCAATTTGCATATCTCATTTGTAACATTATTGTAATATGTTTGTCAAATAATTAAGTCTTGCACTTTTTGAGCATTCTTATAGTTTCTGATTGTTCCTCTTGTAATTCTTTTATAGTTTCATTGTGAGTTTCTATCGTCGCACTTCCATTTCCAACTCTTTGCATAATCTCAAGTAATGTAGTATGTATTTGTGCTAAAACATTGCAAACTAAAACAAAATAATATTCTTGTTTTTTATATGATTTCATTCTGCTTTCACCTCTTTTGCCAATTGCCTTGATTGTGCTACTCTTTTAATAATAGCTTCACGGCCTTCAATCGTTTTTTGTTTGCTTTGAGTTTTTAATTTTTCCTGCATAGCTCCAAGATCCGGCTCAACTTGCTCCACATTCGGTTCTTCTATTTTCTCCGGCTTCTTGGGCTGTTTGGCGGCTTCTGGATTGCCTATTTCCTTTGGTTTATCTTCAACCGGTTTTTCTATCTCTGGCGCCCCATGCACTACTTCTATCGATTCTTCCGGTTTTTTAAAGCGATCTGGGGCAGTCAGATCGCCAAGGATATTATTTGCCTGTTGCATTTCATCATCACTATAAATTCCGGATAATTCATTTGGGAATCCTTTGCGGAGTGCCAATGCCTCTGCGCATTTACCAAGCTGATTATAAGGCATCTTTTCCCACATATCATTTGGCTTGCCAGTTTTATTATCAGTCTGGACATATTCTATCCACCGTGCCGTTGCCGTAAATGCCACTCTAGCACCGCTAATGATCTTATAAACGGTTGCTGTGGCTTTAATGGGGTATTTGGCTATTTCATCTTCCGGAGTGTATTTGATGTCATCTGAGCCGGCATATTGGCCAGTTCTTTGAGCAACTAAGCGCATTCCATCTATCCCTGACTGGATTACCATCGTATCACGACCATAGCGGGTAGACCATCGGAAAACGGCATAAACCTGTTTTGTCAGTGGATCCAAACCAGTTCGTTTGCAGACATATAAAAAGAGGAGTAGATCTTCATCGCGGCGCGGTTTACCGGCTCTATCCGGAATAAATATTTGTTCTTTAATAAGATCAAGATATAATTTGGGACTGTGGCCTTCCGGTATAAGTTCAAGAAGTTTTTTATTCTTGCCTTCTTGAATTACTTTTAATGTTTTGGTAGCCTCGACTTCTTTGATAACTTCTGCTTTTTTAATTGGTTCGCTCATTTTAACTCACTTTGCTTTACTTAAAATTTAGTTCTTATTTGCCTTAATATCCAGTAAATATGTTGTCTGGTATAAGGCTTTCCGGTCTTAGGATTTGTATATTTCAAAGCTATTTCATCAGCGCTTAAACCTTCGTGATAATCTCCCAGAACCTTAAACCAGAATTTTGCTGATTCCTTTTTGACTTTCGAATGTCCCTGCATTTGTATTTCCATTCATCCCTTTATTTGTAACATACTTGTAATATGTTTGTCAAGTGATTAAAGTTATTTGTCCTTTCACTACTTTTGGGAATTTGCATTTCTTACAAAGCCCCCCCCCATTGCAATTGTTTTTTTAACAGATTGTCTTTTCTTACCACATTCTCTACAAACATATTTATAAATAATACTTTGACTCATATTTTTTCTACTTTCACTTGGCATAAATGATTGCATCCGATGGCTTCTTTTACTGCCAAACCTAAATCTACAATCCGGCCAAGCCTGTTAAATCCGCCGGTATCTGCTACTTTGGCATTGATATGATTTCCAGTATCTATGTTTGTGACCTTAATCATAGAATTGAGCGGTAGCCAGTTAAAAGCAACCGTTAGTTTTGTATCGTCTAAAACTTCCCCATTGTGCATATATAAATTCCAACCCTCTTTGCCATTCCTATATTTACATCCGACACAACCGGCGCGGCTATAATAACTGGCCGTACCCGTCCAATTAGTTTTGACTTCTGATGTTTTAGTTTCCGGCTTTGTTACTTTATATGATTCGATCTTTACTTCCGGTGATGGATCCGGCGAAGGCGAAGGCTTTATTATTTGGCTATCCGGAATTGGCGCGGCTATTTCTATTTTTGCCGCTACTCTATGGTCAAAAAGAATAAGCCCAATGATTACAATTTGTAGAGCAATGATTACCGCCCACCAGTTATTTTCTAGCCAAGTTTTAAATGTCCAAGGGAATTTTTGCCATTTAGGAATATATCTGGTTCTAATGTAGTCTTTCATTCATTTAACCTCTGCCATTTTTCCCAACGCGGTCTTAAAAGAGCCATCACTTCGTCCACTGTTTCGTAACGAATAATAGGCGGCTGTATATTGTCTTCGGCTCTTCGCTCGAAGTTCTCTGGGTGTGCTTGTCGCTCTATTTCCAAGTCGTGGTCAATCATTTTAATTTAGTGGGTTGTAATTTTAATACTGGCTCGTAAACTTTGCCTGTAATTTCAAAGACTTTCGTTTCGCCATCAAGATCGTGTTGGTCGTTCCATTTTTTTATTTGTTTTTCCGCTTCCGCAAGTGACTTAAAAATGAAGGTCGAAACTGTATATATTTTTTTTGGTTTCATTTTAAATTTAATGCCCTATGCCGAATCCGTGTAGGTAAGGTATAAATACTTCGAAAAACTTTTGTTCTTCTTTTCTCTTTTGCTCTTCTACCGCTAAACGGCACTAGGCAGATAGTTTGTAACCATCTATTTATTATAATCATACTTGTAATATGTTTGTCAAGCAATCAACTTAAAGCTAATAACTAATTCTCTTTTTTTTGTAACACCTTAGTATTAAGAACAGTTTTTTTACTTAACTCTTTTCCAGAGCTATCTTACCCCCTTCCGTTGGTTTCCCCCAACGCTTAGAGCGTGTTTTTATTAACCTTTTAAAAAGGTGCTTTCAGAATTTTTATAATGGACGCGTCACTTTTTAGAAGAACTAACGGTTCTTCTCTTTTCCGTCGCTATTCGGCACTTCCTTTAGCGGCCGTAGCGTACCCCCTTGCGGTCTAATTTATAGTCTTCACCGCTACCAGACTTATTTTGTTTTCAAATATGTTTTGAGATAATTTTTGCATTAAAAAAACCTACTGGTAGGGCTTAAAACTGCAAACACAATTTTAAGGGGTTTTAAGCCCCGCCAATAGGCTCTTTACTGTGTTTGCATTATACCCTCAACTTTAACAATAATCAATCGCGAGATGATCTGTCAAGCCCTAATTTTTGCTTTGCTGTCTGCCGTTATGTTCGATTAAAAGATCTTTAATATAGATTTTCTCACCTTCACCAAAATGTTCAATCTTTTTGAGAATAACCGTTCCATGCCATTGCCCACCTTCTTGAGAAGCCCTGCAGATAGCATCAACCGTACCGCAAGGTATTTGCCCTGACCACCAAGTATTATCTTTTAAAACTACCAAAGAATTTACCAATCTTTCACCCATGATTTAAACCACTGGTTGTCCTATTATCTTTGTTCTAAGCGGATTCTTTTCCCAATATAACTTATAGACTATCTGGGCTTGGGCAAAAATAAAGGATACTTGACCAGCCAAAATGCCGGCATCCTGCCAATTATTTACTTCTAAGACTTTATTAAAATTAAGGGCAAGAGCAACAACCGCACAAATAACAACACTTAAAACAAACCGGATTTTTGAATTTGCGACTCTGGCATTTACAAAATCAATAACTACTGGTAATCCTATACCAACCCAATTTTGTATCAATATAACAATTCCACTAACAAATTCCATTTTTCACCCCCTTATTTTTTTAATTTTCCATTTTTTAAATCGTGATATTCTTTCAATTTAGAAGCTGTGAAATAGGCGATTATTCCGCCTAAAGATAGATTAACTGTTTCCGGAACTTTATAATTAGGATTCAAACAGGATTCTATAGTTATAATAGTCCAGACTATCATAAACATTAAAATGACAACGGTTTTTAAATCTAAAACTAATTGTATCCATTTATATTCTCTTTTTTCTTTCACTTTGCAATTTTCCTTTTTTTAAGTATATCCCTGACAAAATCTTCAGCATCTCTAGCTGCAAAACCACAAATCAATCCTAATAAAAAATAAAGTATATTAGTCAAAAGTATAAAAGTCATAATCATCTCAATCTATTATTTCTTAAAAAGTTTTTTTAAGAGCAAAAAAATAGATTTCAAAAGTCCAAGGCTTTTTTGGGTTTTATCAAGTTCTGATTCAAGACTTGCAATTTCCAGATCTTTGAGTCCACCTTGTTTTTTAGCTTCCTTTAGCTCTTCATTGAGATCTTCTATTGTACCCTCATATTGCCCCTTCAATTTTTCGATATTTGGAGTGTTAGCGATTATGCCTTCGTAGTAGTCCTTCTGTGTTTTAAGCTGTATTTGGCACTCTTTTTCAATATTTGCTATCTTATCCTTTTGATTATCAATCTCGGTATTGGCTACTGCCAGATCTTTATTTTTCTCATTTAACTGGTTTTCGAGGTCAGTTACACGACTTTTGAAACCCGATACTACCCTCTGGACTACATCGAATTGGGTATGTTTGGGGTCGGTGCCATCGGGCAAATATTCATCTACTGTTTTATCCCATTGGTCAGATCCATGCACTAGATTTTCAAAATCTTTTTTGGGTACCGGCATTGTTTCATTCTCGGCACTTGGCGGCTGGGCTTTTCCTTCATAAATAACATAGCGTTCTATTGTTTTTCTTGCCGATGGCCTGAACCATCCAAGATAATCTTTTAGGGATCTGAATAAACCGCCCAAGGGATCCGCAATTGTAAAATCATTTTCATCACTTGGATTATAGCCAGTAATCAAAACGAAGTGCATATCGGCTTCAACCGTTCTGGGATTTACATCAATTTGCACCATTACCGGATAACCGGAATCGATAGCGCCTTTGATTTCACCGATCTGGGCATCAGTCAGAAGATCCGGTGTTTCTGTTTTAATTTCCTTAATATCCGGAAAAACTTGAGTCAGAAATCCCCAAAGATAAAGATTCCCTTTGAATCCTTTTTTCTCCTTGAGTTTATCATTAATGTCGGCAGGGGTAACTTGTTTACCAAAATATCTGGCAACAATTGCAAGGCAGGTAATTAAACAACCATAATTATAAATATTGCTGGTAGCAATTGTAGAAAAACCAAGTAAAATACTTGCCCAGCGTGAATCCCATTGGCTATAAATTACTGGTATATTCAATTTCATAATATAATTCTATTTTGCATTTATTTTGTCCTAAAAGTCAATTCTATTCGCTAAAAATTCCGCCACTGATCGAACAAAAATTGTGGCCGCCAACTGATTCATTTGCCGAAGGGTTAGTAGTTCCGGTCAAAGTACAAGCCTCAACTCTGATTCTGCCACTTCCGCCAAAACCATTACCTTCACTGGGGGCAGTACCACCTATTGCAGTAATTAAAGCGGAACCAAGGGTTGCCGTAACTGTTTTGATAAGAATTGATCCGCCAGCACCCCCGCCGGGGTCACCACCACCGACGTTTTGAATATGCCCACCGTTTGCTCTCATAGCACCGCTAACGGTAAATCTATTTGAACAAATAAAGATAATTCCGCCACCATTGCCACCAAAGTCACTTGCGATACTGTCAGCGAAAGCACCACCCCCGCCAGCACCACCGAATGTCATGGTTACCAAGTCAGCCGAACCCGAAGTTCCGCCCCCTGCGCCACCGTTTCCGTTACCGCCGGCATTACCAGCCGATCCGTTACCGCCGCCCCCAGCATTAGCAGTACCATTTATGCCAGTGTTACCACCGCCGTTGCCACCACCACCACCAGAACCATTAGCCAACGAAGAAACCGAACCCACTGCCGTTCCGCTTTCACCTTGCGTACCACCATTACCGGCTGTTCCCGGTGCGCCCCCAACATATCCGCCAGTATCAACACCACTAATGGCTCCGTTTGCCGTAATCGTTCCAGTGATATTGGTTAAGCCGCTACATAAAAAGGCCATTATTCCGCCAACTGCCCCATCCCAAGGTTTAACGGTATAAGTGCCAGAAACGGTAACACTCGAATACTGTGGTAAAACTAAGACTTGAGCGCCACTAACATATGTAAAAGCAAGAGGTACGGCCGTTGTTATTGTCCCGGCAACATAGGAAGCAATACGGTTTATTTCCCATTGTCCAAAGCCGGTACCTTGTGTTTGGTGAATTAAAATTAATTGCCCTGCGGCAAAAGAAGCATTTGTGGCACTTAAAGAAATTGCGGCGGCAATTCCAGAACAAGAAGAATCAATAGGTGCATCTGTACCACTTAAAGTGGCTATTCCGTCAACTCCCGATCCGAAGCCCAGAAATTGGGACATTTTTCTTCTCCTTTCCTCTCATACCCCAATTGTCAGTTTTTAAATGACAATTTTTACAAAGAGTACGACCGTTGCTTAATTCAAATCTAAATTCTGGGTAAGAAGAAAAGTCCTTTATATGATCTGCGTGAAGTACTCCACCTATCTCTCCACAAAGCTGGCAAGTATAATTATCTCTTTCAAAAACGGCTTTGCGCCATTCTTCGTACTCAATAGTTCTTCTAATTTTCTCATTTATAGGAGTAATACCGCCCTTCCAATTCCAATGATTTTCTCCAGAAAAATGTTTAATTTTAAGATTTTGTTTTCTTCCAGCCCACATTGACTTATCTTTATTTGGTGCTATTTGTCCCTTTTTAAATTCAGTTTGTGGACTCATATGTTGCCCTTTTTTAGGTACAAACATTTTCTGTCCAACACCAAATCTTAACCCAAGACTATGCCCTTTAATAAATCTGCCTTTTGAGTCCCTCATATTTATAATGTTTCATCTACAAAAACTTGCACAACCAAATTTGCGGCACTTGATCCCACAGCATCTATATTAAGAGTTAAAAGCTGATTTTCGGTTACTGCAGGGCTGGAAATAGAACTATCGTCTGCGGCTGTCGTTGTTACTAAAACTCCGGAATCAACTGTGGCACCGCTTTTTGCAATCTCGATGGTGGCTGTGCCAGTTCCGTTGTTAATAATATGTTTAATCTTCGTGACGGTTCCAGTCTTTTTAATAATATGGGTTGCTCCTTGACCATCACCGGTTACTAGCGTTCCTTTTACTTCAAAAACATAGATTGTCTGGCGGGTTATGGCGTCTGTCCGTACATCATTATGTTGTCCGGCTGTTGCATTTACGCCGGCGGTTACTGGTGTTGAAATAGCCATATATTTAGTTTAACATTTTTTACCCAATTGCTATTGTCCAAACCAAACTCAAAGTATCATTTATGGTTTTAACCCTATTTATTGCCGCATGACAAAACAAGATTCCGGAATCGGCTACTGCGCTTGCATCATCGCCAAAAAGTCCGGCTTCTTTTAAGGATCCGTTTCCTTCTGCGGTTGTAAAGAATGTTTCAAAATTGGCAATATTATTGGTTGTATTTCTTACAGAAATAAGTTTTCTGATAATTTCAGTCCCTAATTTGATATTACCCAAAGCCGGTGCTATAGCATTTGTACCTAGGGCGCAATAGGTTATAAATCCTCTGGCCGTATTGCCGCGAATTCCATGTGCTATGGATTCCTTGCCTATTGTGGTGACTAAATTATCCTTTTCAATTATCGTATGTTTTCTAGTAATAATATTAAAAAAGTCCATACGAATATGGCCGGTTATTTTTATTCCTTCATTTTTTATTTCGTTTTTCATATCTCAACCCCACTGAAAAAGTCCCCAACGCGCCCTTGTTGATGGCGAACTCTGAACGCTATCCGTACACCAAGTAGCATAAGCGCCGGCGCTGTCGGTAGTTAAGCTATCTATTAAACTGTCACTAAGTAAACTATCGCTCAAATTTAACAATTCGTCCACTACTTCCTGATCGCTTAGTTCAATTAAGTTTTTATTCGCCTCTAATAATTCTATCAAAAATCTAATTATGCCGAGCGTTTTTGCACTGGCTATCGAAATTGTATAGATATAATTGCCGTTTCCAAAGGCCGTGCAAGTTACTTTTTGCACGATATAATCATCATCAATTTCATAATTTGCAAGATTTATATGGATGGTTTGTCCAGAATGAAAACCGGCTATAAATGTTTGAAAGGATCCGGTTATTAATTTATCGGCATAATCCGTCAGTTCGGCAGTTGCCCGATCCCTTGCGGCCTGTGTCGTGGCAATAGATTTATCAAAGATCGCAAATTCCTTACTTCCGTTTTCCAAAATAGAGGCTGTATTCTCAACTGCAACCAAAATCGGAATGTCGTATTTATAGGTTATTTCTAAAGTATCGGAACTGGTTAAAACAGATCCACCATCATCCTGTTCTAAATATTTTTCCTGAAAGTTCAGATACCAATCATAGCCGGAAGAATCAATATTTTTAATACCTATGGTTTTGGTAATAGTATTTACTTTTATTGTGACATCATGTGGTTTATCCGGTAAAACAAATTGTCTTTTAACACCATCGCCTTTTGTAGAATAGGTTGTTGCATCCGAAAGTTTAGTACCGCCCCTGACATAGACTCTGTTTTTTAATTGGCTGGCATCTTTGGAAATATTCAGATTAATATAATCATCATTGGCAATATCAATATCAAAAGGCGTCGATTCATCATTTATGGCAAAATAATGAATATCTTTGTTGTAATCTATATACCAATTCCGGTTTGTCAGTTTGGTTAATTGTTTTAATGCTTGTGTAGGCTGGATATAATTAAAGGCTTTTTGGCTGATTGTAACGGCTTCTGTCACATTTACAGTAGTAATTCCAAACCCTGCACAATATCTGGAAACTATATCTTCAATAATTTCTTTGTCAGTTGCATCTTCATAGGTTCTATGGACTAAATTCCGGTCTAGGAGTCGGGCATAATCTATACAATTTATGGTTACTTCGGTTGCACCAACACTTTGATATTTAACATTTACAATGTAGCCGGCAAAAAGAACAGTGGCATCATCAAGGGTAATTATTATTTCTTGGTCACTTGCAGGGATCCCATTTCCACTTCGATCTATTAATCTGAAATTACAAATATTTTGCTGATCGTTTAAATTATCCTCAATAACTATAGTGTTGGCTAGAATATCGTCAACCCGCTCAACACCATCAATTGTGACACTATATAATGCGCCCATCTCTATGCTCTAACATTTAATTTTAATTTTTGAATTATATTATCCCCGATTATTTCACTAATTCTCATTGCAGATTGTTCATCAGCTATAACGGCTCCTGCTAAATTTACATGGATCTGATTTATATTAGTGCTTTGGCCGGCATTTGAAATACTCATGGCGGCCATTTTTGGAGTTAGATTTGTATTAAATTCTAAACCGGATAGGGCTTTATTAACTTCGCCGACTCCCTGTCTAACAATATCAACTACTGAAGGTGAACTTCGTTTTGTAAAATCCAATTTTTCTTTAATCTTTTCGACATATTCTTTGATTTTATTCCAAGCATCTTCAAATGGTTTAACTAGATCATGGAAAACAGTCCCAGCCCAACCGGCAATAAATTCAAGTATGCCTTTAAAAACGCTTTTTATACCTTCCCATGCTCCATCAAGCATCGATTTAATATCTTCCCAAGCCTTACCCCATTTACCTGTTAAAAGATCAATGCCAACTTTTATAATGCCATAAGCAATCGACCAAGCAATTTGGATAATTCCTTTAATAATATCCCAAGCACCTTTTAAAATAAGTGAAATAGTATCCCAATGTTCCTTCCACCAACCTACAAAAGCCTGAATAAGCGGCATTAAATAATTCTGGAAAAAATTGACAATCTCACCAACAACTGCTTGGGTAATATCTCGAAATCCCAAAAAGTTTGTCTGCCATGCTGTATAAAGTGCGGCAATTGCCAGACCAACTAAAACAAGCGGATTGAGAAGTGCGCCAAGCAAAATAGTAATTGTACCGATAATCAAAAGGACTCCAAGTGCAATCCCTAAACCTTTTAAAAAAGTCAATACTAATTCTTGATTTTCTTTAATCCAATTGCCGAAAGCCACAAAAATATCATGGGCTTTTTGCATTATATCTATAACTGTTGGCGGGAAAACTTCACTAAGAGCAACCGGATCCCAATCTGTAAATGCACTAAAAAATGCATTAATTACAATTCCTAATCGGTCAAAAAAGGCAATTACATTTTCATTATTTGCAAATTCAACAATCTTTTGCACAAAAGGTGTAATCCCATTAATAATTCCCTTACCAATCGATTCTTGCAGTTCTCCAAATTGATTTCCAAGAATTGCCAATGCACCGGAAAATGTTTTGCCGGCGGCAACTGCGCTACCGCCAAATTCCGTATTGAGTTCTTTTAAAATAAATTGTTGGGCTTCTGCGGCATGACCTGTTTTGACTAAATTTTCAATTGTTTTTTTGGCCTCTTCATTAAAATTGACACCAACTCTACGAAGTGCCGTAACTCCTAAAATTGGATCTTGTAATGCTTTGCCGACTTGGATTGCCGAACTTTTCAAATCCTGTCCAAGTGCAGTACTCATATTAAGAACTACATCTGTCGCCTGTTGAAAAGTAGCACCCTTAATATTGGTAAATGTCAAAAGAAGATTCTGGGCGCCCATTGTTGCTTCATCACTATATTGAGTTACTCTTTGAAGTGCCTTAGCTTGATCTTGTAAATCTTCAGTAAATAATCCTGCCGCAAAACCAGTAGATTTTAAAACTGCCTCTTGCTGGGCAATTGCATCTTGATTTTCTTTATAGGCATCAATGCTTTTTTTAAGAGCAAGAACTACGCCACCACCAACTACTGCGGTCAAAACTGCGGCCTTCTTGCCAAAATCCTCTACTGCCCCGCCTACTGCCCCTACACGGTCTTTTAGGCCATCTGCCGCGCTCTTAGCCTTCCCCATTCCCTCTTGGAAATTGGAAATATCTGCTTTTATATGACCGATAACTGAACCAACGTCAAATGCCATCTACTTTGATTTTACACTAATATTTTTGCTTGTGCTTAATTTTTGTTTGAATGCTTCAAATCCTGCTTTATCAAGTTTTTCGTCTATTGATTCTTCTGATGTTTCGGATTCTAAAATTCTCCATAATTCCTTTGGATTTTCTACCCAAGCATTTTGGGAAATTGCAAGTTGCATTTTATATTCCCGAAGTTTGCGCCTATTTATTTTTTCAACAAGATAAACAAGTTCATCGAAATAGACATGATTTTCTATCTCATTTTTTGCCCATCCATACTCACTTGCCAAAAGATCTACTGCCCACCAGTATAAATCTAAGAAGTCTTTTGAATTTGTGCCGGCGCCGTCGGACGGGCGAACATTTTTTTTAAATTATCGATAACTTTTGAATAATTATTGACCTCAAAAAATGCTCCGAATAAATCTGTCAATTCATCTAATCCCAATTCTTCCACTTCCTCTTTTGGAAGATCAGTGGCAATAATTGTGACTTGAACAATATCCGGATAAGCAACACCAATTAAAAAGGGTAATTTCTCAAGTATTTGCGTTGGTGTTAATTTATCTAAATCCCCAATATGTTTGGGTAATTCTTGAATTGCCTGTAAAAGCTCGGCGTATTTTTTAAGAGGTAATTTCTTTATTTCTACTTTTTTGCCTGAATCTAAAATAATTTCTTTTGAGTTTTTCAAACTTGAAATGGCGGGTTATAAAAACCACGATTGCCAAAACAAGTCGAAGTTATGTACCGGAATCACCTATCAAACCAAGGTAATTACCATCAGACTTAGTTTCGTCCAAAAGTGCTTCGAACGTAACCTCGATAACCTTCTCATCATCAACTTTGTGAGCAAGGGTTATCTGGCTTGCAACATAAGCCTTATGTAATACCACATCGAATGCTCTGGTACCTTCACCGATAGGATGCAGGACAAGTTGAGCAGAATCGACTTTAGCGGCTTGGCCGGCACTAGCACCAATTGTGATTCTAGTGTTAGCGGCACCCGCATAACTGGCTTGTGGAATTGCGGCTTTGAGGTTGGCTATAGTGAATTCCGCAAGGGGAACTTTGGCTGTTAATTTTTCACCAATAAGATATTTTTCAACAACCGTTTCACCATATTTGTCAACCGCTACGTCTTTATAAACTGGCTCATAACTAACCTCGACTCCACCTTTTGTGTGGCCAAGATCTGCCGAATTAAAAGTGACGCTACATACTCCAACTTTGACTTTCGTTATATCACCCACCTATTTATTCACCTCCTTTCGTTGAAAATTTCTTTTGTAAATCTTCCATAAATTCCTTACCCATTTCCCGATAGCGCATATTAAAAGTGCTGATAGTTCCGCAATTAGGGCAAACAAATATAAAAAGTCCGACCTTGATATTTTCATATCCAATCAGCCTTCTGCAAGAATCGTTTTTACAACGAAGTTCTTTTATTACATTTCCGTCTATTTTGATTGCAAATTCATTTGCCATTATCTGATCCTCGCTCTAAAATTTATAGAGAATTCGTCAAAACCATTATCATTTCTGCCAAGATGGCCACCTTCCGAAATTGCCAGAATAAAATAAAAATAGGTACTTCCATAAGTAACATTGGCCTTTTGATGCAAGGCAGAACGAATCGCATCTAAAAGTGTTTTGCCGGCAGAATAGGTAGCATTCCTTATGACTATTTGGAATGTCGGTTCTTTGGTTGGAATATCCGGATCCGGCTGTGTACCGCCGGTATCCAAAACTGCCATACTATTGGTTACATTATCCGGCAGATAGGATTTAAAAATATCGGTACCAACCGTACCAATTCCGGCTGTTTGCAATTGAGTTGCTATATCATCAATCAAACTCATTTTAAAAGACTTTCCATTCCTTCCTTATAAAAATTCAGAAATACTCCGGCATTATTTTTCATAGGATCTTCCAGATATTTTCCTTTTCTGCCCTTTTGAAATTTATATTCCGGATGTTCGTGAAGTCTTGCCGCATAAACTTTATTATAACCGACTATCCGATCATCACCATCCGGTTCTGAATGGCCACTGGCCTGCAATAATCCCTTATCATGCGGTACCTCAAAAGAGCCAAGACGTAAAACTTCATCGGCAATTTCCCCAATTATTTTTCTGCTTTGATCTTCAACCCTTTTGCCAAGATCTTTAATTTTTTTATCAAAATCCGAAGTATCGAATGTTACACTCATTTAAGTTTCCTTCCATTTAATAACTTCCAGTTTGACATGATTGACCTGTCCATTGCCTTCGATAGCACTATATTTCCCATAGACTTTAAATTTGGTACTGTTATAATCCAGCCGATCATCGGTATTGACCAAAGTATCCGAAGGAACATAAACAATTCCATCAATTGTTAGAAGATTGCCGTTTGGCAGAAGTTTCCGTTTGGTAGTTTCTTGGAATCGGGCTTTTACGCTAGTTCCTGATCCAACAACTTCATGGCCATAAGCATCATAACTGGATTTATTATAGATTGTAACTGTCTGATTTAATAATCCTGCAAGGCTCATGTAACAATAACGCCGGTGCGGTTAATTAGGCCGCGCAAAAGCAATTTTGCTTTCGGGGCTATCAATTTAGCCAATCCAGCGCCCCCCTCGGCATTACTGTAAGAATAATCCCCTATACTTTCACTTTGTTTTGCACTTTTATCGCCTGCAAAATAATTGGTTCCCATCTCGATTATAAATTCGACTTGGGCGGCGACTGCACGTTTTAGATTTTCCGGAATTGATTTGTAATAAGTATATGGAGAATTTACACCATCAAAATGAGTATCTTCTTGTCTTGGGAATTTACCAAGCTGATAGATTTTATAGAAACTGGTTGAATCCGGCGTTGTTGTCCAAGTTACCATTGATAATACACCAGCCTTGGTATTACTGGTACAAATTCGTCTTTGTCCTATGCCGGATCCGCCAATAATTTCTACTTCACACCATTTGAAATAATCAATATCATAAATATTTTGCTGGTCACTTTGAAGAATAAGTGAGGTAGATCCACCCCCTACCGCCTTACCAATTATTATATGCCCCATAAATTTTGGCTGAATACCTATAAAAGCATCGATCATTTCTTCGGCTTGGGAAATTACATCATCGGCTTCATCACTATCTTTGATAGTAATATTGGCGAATTGTTTTAATTCGTTTTGGCTTAAATATCCTCTTCGGCTTGTCGGTAAATTGGAATCTACACCCATTAAAATTAGTGTAGCATATTTGAGCTAATTAGGTTAATACTTCTTATACCAATTTTTCGTCACTGGATCGAACATATCTATAGGATTATTTTCTTGCCAATCTGGAATATTTGGATCTTGCCAATCCGGTTGATTTTCATCAGATAAATCTTTAGGATCGGGAATATACCAATTTCCAGTACCTACGACTTTTGCACCTCGTTCGGAATTGCTAATTGCACCACCGGTAACTTTGGCACCTCGTTCGGAATTGCTAGTCAAACCACCAGTAACTTTGGCCAATCTTTCAGAATTAGCAATATTTTCACCAGTGACTTTGGCAAACCGTTCACTATTGCTACGATAAGTTCCAGTGACTTTTGCGAATCGTTCTGTTGATGTCGCGGCTTTTCCGATTGTTTTTGCAAATTTTTCACTAGAAACGCTAATTTTACCTATAGTTTTAGCAGATCTCTCACTAGAAGCGCTTGATTGCCCTTGTAACGTCGCTGATCTTTCAGAGAATGTATCTTGCTGTCCATGTACTTTTGCGGCTCTCTCTGTCGATTCTGTAGCCTTGCCTTGAACAATTGCCGATCTTTCACTGGAAGAACCGGCTATTCCAGTTAATTTGGCGGCTCTCTCATCAGAAGATGTTATTTTACCGGTAGTTTTTGCTTCCCGCTCTGAATAGGTAGCCGCTTTTCCAGTAACCTTGACACTATGTTCATTTGAGATAGCAACTTGCCCTGTGGTTTTTGCGGATCTCTCATTATTTGATGTTAATTTTCCAATAATCTTGGCTGATCTTTCAGAATCTATAGAAGCAATGCCGGTAACCTTAGCTGACCGTTCACTATTACTTCCCAAAATACCGATAACTTTTGCTGATCGCTCAGAATCCGAGGTTGATTCACCAATTACTTTTGCTGATCGTTCGGCATTGGCTTGATTTTGACCAGTTAATTTTGCGTCTCTCTCGGAATTTACATCAATAGAACCGATTAGCTTAGCTGATCTCTCTGAATTTGCAGTCGCAGTACCAATGATTTTCGAAGATCGTTCTGAATTTGCGGTATCTTTTCCAGTTAATTTCGCATCATGCTCTGAATTTGCAGTTAACTTACCTGTAGTTTTTACTAATCTTTCTGAATCTGTAGTTGCAATACCAGTGAGTTTTGCGGATCTCTCGGAATTCATTGGCGTTCCGGCACTAAAAGTAATATCAACTAAATCAATGCTTATTGAATGTTCACCTGTGACTTTTGCTGATCTCGAAGAATTTGAAGTAGATTTTCCTGTGACTTTAGCGGCTCTCTCGGAATTTACAGATGTTCCACTTACATAAGCCCATGAAACAAATACTCCTGCGGATTCCGTAGAAGAACCAAAATCAATTGTAATTGTTCGCCCCGATTGACCAGATACTAATTCATCGCTTGCTCCTGTATAAGTAACAAAAGATTCTAATACCCCATCATATTTTTCTGTTAATCCTGTCCATGCGGCAGTAGAAGCGGCGGCAGTAAGCCCACCACCAATTGCAAATCCATTATTTGGAATATCAAGATTGACTGTTGGATCTGCGGCTGTGCTTGAATCCGAATCGCTTGGGGTAGCACTTGCGAGATTATCGGCTCTCCAAACTCCAATGGCACAACGTAAAACTGTGGTACTCCATGTAACAACAATGTCTCCAGTCGTACCGGACGGAACGGCGGCAATAACCATTGCGGCACAATCGCTATTAGTTATATTATTGGTAATCTGTTTGACGATTGTGGCCGCTACTCCACCAATGGTAATACCACTTAATGTAAATGCCGCTCCGGCTTTTCTTGCGACTGCGGTTACTATAATATATCGGTCGGCGGCGGCGGCACCTAAACTTTGGGCGGAAAATGTATATTGGTTTGTATCTGTGGTACTAGTGGTCGCCTGTAAAAATGAAAGTGCCATTTTATTCTATTTGTTGATAAACTCTTAAGGTTACAAAATTGTTGGCATCATAGTAATTTGCAATATTGGTAGAAATAGAACCTGTGAGAATAAAATCAGTATTTGCGGCAGAGGAATTATCACTATCTAAATTTTCCCATGCGGCAAGATCATAATTGTATATTTGAAGATAGACTGTGGCGGCACTAGGAGATCTTGTGACTTGAAGTTCAATTGTGGCATTTATTTGATCTGTGTTATTATCATTTAATTTTTTCCATTGGTGCAAAATGTATCCTGCGACTTGCCCTTTTTGAATAACTCGCTGGTCGTCACTTGTACCGACATCTGTGATTTCGTCAGCTTGATAATTTATATCTAAATCTGCATCAGTCGTAGGCAAATTTACTTCATGGGCTTTATTATAAATATCTCCAAGTTCACCTGTGATTTTTGCGGCACGTTCGGAATTAGCAGTAGGAATTGCTGTATAGGTAGCATAGATGGAATTTTTCCTACCAAGATATTGTTCCCAATAATCTTCCCAATTTTGACCAATACCAGGTTCATCATCAGAACTTGATGTATGTTGAGCGATACACTCATAATATTTTCCATTGTGTTTCTTTATATCTTCAATTTCATAGCCTGTTAATATTTGCCAATCAGAATATTCTGTTTTTGTCCATGGAGATTCTTTTGAGTCAATATATTCATTACCAGTTTGCCATGCCTCGGAAAAATCATAATAATTTTCAATAGCATCATATCTTACATTTATTGTGTCATAAATAGTGGTAATATCATCAGGATTTGCTGAGGCAGATAAAATATATTTTGAAGGTGTTATCTCTTCTGATGCCGCTGTAAAATCAAACCATGCCGCAGTAGTCGTAATACTTAAATTCGTTCTTTCTATAGTTGCAATTTGATTATGGATTCCAGTACCACCACTATCATGTGTATTTAGAAAAACACTAACATCAATACTTTCTGATGCCAATTGAGCTACCAAGGCAATCGTTATTTTATCTAATGTGCCTGATTGAGAAGGTACATTATTGATATAATCATAATATCCTTGTCTGTAACTAGTAAAAGAGCTGAAATTAGTCCATGCAAGCTGATTATTTGATACACCAATACTATCGTATCCAAAAGTTGGATCAATTCTAACTGGATATACTGCTTTATCTAAAAACTCTTGTGGGATAGTGACCGAGAGTATTCCATTTTTAATTAAAAGTTCTCCCCAGACTTCCGTTCCTTCTGCGTCAATGATTTTTGGTCGGTAAATATGTCCAACCTTACCGCATTTATATTCTTTACTATCTACGTAATTTACTTTGTTTGACTTAGCATAAACCGCATAAGAACCAACTACATTTTCTGGCCTTGAAGTACCTTGGTCTATTTCTTTTTGAGTAAGTTCTGGTTGGTAAAAATAATCTACGTCTTTATCAACTAAGAAAAATTCAATTTTGTTTGTAATTGGTTTTTCTTTGAGAATAACTTCAAGTTCCTGTCCACCTTCTCCTTCGGTAATAGGATAAAAATGGGCTTCCAGTTTCTCGTTGCCAAAAATAATCTTATCTTTATCCTGAAAAACCGAGTATTCGTCAAAGTCTAGTAACCTAATCGAAACATTAGATTCATTATCCCAACGACATATTTTCTCTTGAGGTAAAATAATATCGGGTTCTTTGGAGTCCCCTATTTCAACCGAGATTTTATCTTTTGGGTTGTCTTTGGGAATAGCGAAATAGGTATTATTGTTGAAATCGAGTTTAGTCATTTTTTACAACCAAAACCCAACAATTCTTAGTGTTTCGGTTGTCTACCCAGAGTTGGAGTTTATACGAGGGGTAGCTCGCTTCAATAATAGTAAACCAATCAGAGATTTTAGTATTGATAATAGTTGCTTTATTGCCTTCCTGCATTCCGGTAAATTCTCTGGCTATAGCTCGGAAGAAATTATAATCAATTGGTTTCGGGGCATCATTAAATGGTTTAAATTTAGGATTTTTGCCGGCACTAGGCAAATTAAAAGTCCTGCCATCATTTGTATAAAGTGAGAGAGAAGTAATTAGAAGTTTATTTTCAGCAATATATTTATATAATTTTTGCCAAGGGGATAATTCGTTTGGAATCTCTACAAATCTGCCTTTATTTTCAAAAAAAGTTTCCCCATTTGATAAGGAAACTTGCCAGAATACATTTTTTATTAAGTCCATAGTTGGCCTCTTTCAAGTAATAAGTCCCAATTAAGAGCCTTATTTAATAACTTTTGCCTCGTCCAGTTTTGTTGCCTCGGCTTTTGCTTCTGCTAAAGCAAGAGCATTTTCAGTTGCAATAACACCTTTTGCTTCAATAGCTTTTTGTGCGCCTTCACTAATTACAATTTCTTCATTTTCAGAATCAATAGGAATTGTTACCGTTTCTTGACCAACAATTATATCAATCTCTTTTGTACCGGTTGGAATTCTAATTAGATGGTCGGGTTTTACAATTCCGGAAATCCCGCCAATCCTGACACGCATTGAACCGATTTTTTCTTCCGGTGTTTCAATTCCGGCTTCGGTTAAGATTTCTAAGGCTGTATATTTTGTATTTGCTTTCATATTTTATATTTTAACTGTAAGTTAATTCATCGCGCAACTTAAATGCTGTTTTCTCACCAACTGAATCCGGACTTACACTGATTAAGAAATAAAAGTCATGTGAAGTTCCGGCGGTATCGTCTGTAACGGAAACGGCGGCGGCTGATCCTTCGGCGGCAGTAAAGTTCGCATCACTTTGTTCTGCGGCTACAAAAGTAACTCCGGTTGGTGGATCTGTAGTTGTAGAGCCATCATAGGCATAAAAAATATGTCCAGTAGTTGTGACTGATGAAGCATCGGAAAAATTAATTTTGAGTGGACAATTAGCGGTAGTGACTGAATCAATATCGACCGTACCCGCGCCTATATCGCATTGAGAATCGCCACCCGTTCCGCCTGTTTGTGAAATAAATTTAGAATTTTTAGGAGTATTGGCGGCAGAATCATCATTACCGACTGAACTTTCGACATGGGTAGAATCGTTATAGGCACCGACTGTAATGGCTGAATCAAAAGTTGCGGCCGCGAATTGAACAATATCCGTTGCTTCAATAGTTGTCGGAGTGGCTCCCTGCAAATACCAAGTATATGTAGCGATTTTAGTACCCTTCCTCTCTTAATTGATTTAAAATCTGCTCATTATTCATAGATTCATCAATACTAATAATAGCATATCCATATTTTTTGAAAGTGTCAAGCCTTTTTTTTAGCCAGTTTTGCCAACCACCCCTGAATTCGTCTTTATGCCTTCTATAAAAGACTTCAACAGCAATTTTTTTACCATTAGTATTTATAAAATCGGGGTTCTTTCTTTCAATAAAAAAATCACCATTCCCTACAAATCTATAAGGCAATCTATGTTCCTCGATTACATTATTAACTTTCTTTTCAAGTGAAGACATTTCTCTTCGCCTAAGACTTTTTCTAATATGCTCTACGGTCAATATACGACCAGAATTAGTCTTACTTATTTTCTGTTTAGTTTCAGAAGATCGTTTCTTCCCCAACCAATAATTACTTTCCTGATGGCCGTTAATTATCAAACGAACTCTATTTCTTGAATCAAATTTATTCAAAGTTTTTCCGCACCCACAAGAACATTTGATTATCTCGGTCTTTTGACCACCTTTCCATAACGAATGACCATTACCTTTTCTTTTTTCCATTGACTTATACCAATTCTTTGATTTAACACAACCCTTTTTAAATCTAGTATCCATAACACTTTTTTAAATCAAATTGTCAATAAAGAGTTTTAAAATTTCAGCTTCTTTATCAAAATTAACTTTTTGTTTAAAATTATTATAAATATTCTGGCTCACAACCAGATTTGACTGACAAGGCAAGGCGTGCCGCTTTGCAAAGAGTTCAATTAGATTTAAAAGAAGAGAAAATTCGGTTTACAAAACTTCAGCCAAGATTAAGAAAAGTTTATGGACTATAATCAAAAAAAATAAAACATAAAAAGAATGAAGATGAAGTAAAAACAATCAAAATGAACAAACTTGACT